CCGTTTAATAGCTCGGCAAGGGTCTTTGCTTGCGCATTGACGGCAGTCAGACTCAGGCGAGTTTCAGCGCTCATTGATGCGCTCCGTTAAGAGTCGCGTCCTTGCCATCTGAGCCGCGCTTAACGACTAGCGTCCAAGCCTTTGAAACGCCAGGGCGGTCTTTTGTCAACTCGTTGCAGTGCCAAGTAGAGCCTGCGGTAGTCACGAAATGACCGCGCTTGTATTCCTGATCTGATTTCCAGATTCCCTTGTGGATCAGTGTCGGAATCTCAAACTTGCTTACCAGCAGCTTGCCGCTCGTCAATTCGAGCGACTGCACAACCGTCTGTTCATCTGCTGCAAGCGCAGACCCGGCGTCAGCGATGCCCTCTTGGATCACCTGCCAGCCTGCAGCTTGAAAGTCTTTGCCTTGAATCGGATCGGTCGTCCGATACGCCTTGAGCGTCCCGCCTCTATGGTGTGCGTAGGTGCCACGCTGGTAGGAAGCTGATTCGTCAATACCTTCGAGAATGTCTATGTCGAGCGCATCCCGTCCAGGCAGGCCAGCATCTCCCGCGCGCCCATCACGCCCATCACGTCCGGCTTTAGGCGGCGGTAACCCAGCAACGGCCTTAGTAACCTCTGCGGCAACCAGAATTCGCACCGCTTCGGGATCGACGCTAGCGCCATCCTTGCCGTCTAGGCCGTCTTTTGGTTTCGGGATGGCCCCAAGTACCTTTTCCGTAATTGCTTCGCTCAGAGCCTTGATATCGACCGCTGGCGCGTCCTTTCCGTCGATTCCGTTGCTGCCGTCCTTCCCATCCTTGCCATTAATGCCGTCCAGACCTTTTGCGCCTTGAGCTCCGTCTTTGCCGTCGCGGCCAGGCGCGCCATCAATGCCTTTCTCACCCGGATTGCCCGGCGCTCCATCTTTTCCATCGCGCCCCGGCGCCCCATCCTTGCCATTTAGTCCTGGCTGGCCGGCCTCGCCGACAATACCAATTCCGTCTTTGCCCGCTGGTCCCACGGGTCCGATAGGACCGGGTTCGCCAATGCCGGGATCTCCTTTGTCACCTTTTTCGCCCTTTTCCGGTGCCGGTAGAGATTTGATTTGCGATTCGATGTCATCGATTCTCCCGCGCAACGACGCGAACGCCTTCCCGATCTGATCCTTGACGACTTCCGCGACCGCCTTCAGAACCGGACCATCACGCATATTCGACATCGGCTAGTTCTTTCATCAGGAAATCATGCGCGGCGCGCTCGCGGGTTTCTTCGTCTTCTTCCTCGTCCTCTTCTTCATCGGGCGGCGGCGAGGCGGTAGGCGCTGTCAGGCTGGTAGGTGTCTCGGCTTTATCGCGACGATCGAGAGCGGCGAGACTAAAATTTTGTTGCTGAAGATAAGGCGTGTCCCCACCAGCAACGGGCGGCATGTCTTCTTTGGCGCGCCCTTCGTTCGGCGCCCATATGCCGGCGCCTACTGCTCGAGCCGCAGTTTCGATCCGTGCGGCCGGGTCCATGCGGACAAGAGATTCAAGGTCAAGCTCGGCGCCGTATCCGGCATTGAGAAGCCCTAATCCTTCGTCCAGCAACAATTCGACGCACTCAATCAAGACTTGCAGTGTCTGCGCGTAATACTGCTGATTCAGGGCGCCGATGTTGTTGTAGCTCGGGTTTGATCCTTGCACGCCGAGCATATGAAGCGGAACGTGGAAACAGCGCGCAACATCTTCGACGGTCCAGCGCAATTGCTCGATCATCTGCGCGTCGACGGCCGTCATACGCATCGCTTCCCACTTGATTCCGTTCTTCAAAACGGCTGTGCCGCCTTGCCCTGTGGCACCGTAAACAGCGTCCCATTGTTCCTTCATAGTTCGCAATTGCCCGTCGGTGAGATCGCCAGGAACACTCAAAATGCCAGCCGGCCGACTCTGATTCGCGAAGAATTTTTCGCTGTCTGACTGGATTCTTAATCCCTGCATCGCAGCCGCACCGCACGCATAGATCGGACTCACCCCGACTAGCGGATGCCATAGCGTGACCATTGTGTCGTGAATGATCTCGCTGGCAGGAACCGCGTAGGACTCCTCTATGACGGTCGAGAGCGGATCGCGCTTGATCGTGTACCAAACGTTGCCTTCTTCGGTCACTATCGGAGTTACGCAGCGCGGGTCTAGGACATACATCGCCTTGACTGTCTCGCGTCCGTCGTAGCGCTTCAGGATGTAGGCGTTACCGTAGGTCAGTTTTGAGGAGAGCCACTGCGATAGGAATTGAATGCGCGTCTGAAAGTCGTTAGGTTTCGTTAGAACTGGACGAAACGCCGTGCCTCGTTCCTCAGTGACTTCGCGCCAGATGCCGCCGACTTGCTCGACGAGTTTGATTCGAAGCTTGGAAATATCTCCGGCAATCAGAGAAATGCACGTATAGACCGCTGAGAATGCGAGCACATTCTTCGGCTCACAGGCATGGACGTTCCTCTGCCATGCGCCGCTAAACGGCTCAAGGATCGTACTCAGCCACCCACCACCGCCGCTATATGGGACAAGCGCGGAGGAGTTGTGTATCGACATGGCCGGTACGGGTGCCTTCAGCGATATCTCGAATCTGCCAATACGCATTAGTCCTCGGCTCGCATGTCTCGGCGCTTGTATTTGCCGGACTTCACATACTTGCGTTTCGGTTTCACGGGTTTAGCCGGCCGCTTGCTGGCTTGCTTGACCGATAGAGGCTTCGCCTCTTCCTTGCGTCCGATGCCGAGCGCCATGATGTCTTCCGCGTCGCTATCCGGCACTTCAAACTTATCTCCGGGTCGCAGCTGCCGAGTCCCGTAGAACTGAGACTCGGTAGCCACGAGACGGACCTTGCGATCCGTCCCCATGCTTAGAAGCTCACGTCTTCGATCAACTGCACTGCTTCCGTGCGGCGCCGTGCCCAGTTTGCGAACCTTTCAGCACGCAGACCGACCATGTTGTTTTGCCACAAGGAAACCAGCGACTGTGCTCCGGCGGACGGTGCGCTGTCCATTTGGAGCGAAGCTTGATCGCTAGCATCAATGCGAGTCGTGCCGTCGTCGGCCAGGAACACTTCGTTCTGAACGATGAAGGCGATGAACCTGCTCGAGCCGGTATCCGCTGGTACGTTGCCCGAAACAATCACCGGGAAGCCGAGCAATGTTCCGCCCGTCAGGCCCATTCCGGGGAAGCCCAAGATGTCTTGAGTCGTGCGCACGGTCGACAGATAAACCGCAGACCGTGGATGCATTACCCAAACACCGGTTGAGAGGTCGATATTCGCCGATGCAGCGTTGCTCAACGCAGCCGAAAGAGCGGCGGTGATGGTGGCTACGGTCGTTCCCGGATTGGGAATTGCAGTCAGGCCGTTCGTTATCGACGCCGGCTGAACCGTTGCCGTGCCTGCGATGGACGGATCGATAAAGCTCACGTCTTCAAGTTGAGCAATCGCCGACAGTAGTTCGTCGCGTGTAGTTGCTTCGGCCTGTGGACTTGAGAACCTCACCAATTCTTGCGTCAGGACAACGATGCAAGCCATCTTGTAGAACGGGAAGGTCACGGTATCGAAATCAAGTGCTGACACCGGCTTGGACAATCCCTCTCCCACCCATCCGCCGGTTGCACCGCTCGCCAGCTTCGCCATGCGAACGTTGAACGGCACGCGGCGCAGCGAAGGCATACGGCCCAGAATCGTCCGTGGACGCAGCAGAGCAATAAACTCAGACGACAAGTCTGTGTAATTGACCAGCGGCGCGGCCCAGTTCGCGTCTGTAGTAGTACCAGCCGCGACTGCGGCTTTGTAGGCCAGACCGACTTCAGGCGTGTCACGGAAGTTGCGTTGAATGTAGCGCTCGGTGTCCGACTCGCTACCTTTGCCGGCCATGACGGCCATGCACAGGCGAGTGAACCCAGTCCCCGGCAGTCTGTTGCTCTTGGAGAAAATGACCGATCCAGGGCGCCCGGAATCCTGACGGACACGGGATGCGATGTCGGGATCGTTGCCCGCTTCCGATGTGACCGGAGTGGCGGTCAACAACAGCTTTTCGTGCCGGCGAAGATTGGAGACGTGCTTATCCACGCCTTCGACTTCAGCACTGATTTCGTCGTATTGCTTCTGTTCGCCATCGTTAAGAGGGCGGCTTTCTTCGGCTGAGGCGTCCAGCAGGGCTTGAATCTGCTGCATTTTGTAGGCGCGCTCGGCCTCAAAGTTGCCGATCTGTTCGGCGACTGAGGTTTTCATTCGTAATCCTTTAGAGGTTGAGGTGCCCGAGACGCCGGACGAAATCAGTGCATCGACTATTTTTGGAATATCGGCGGCGTTCCATTTATGGCTCGCCACGGTTGTTACTGCCCCTGACGCGGGGCTTTGATGGGCGAGATCCGCTGACTTGATAGTCAGAATCGTCGCGCCTTGATTGGCTCCAATTACTACTCCACTAAGCTCAATCCATTTCCAGATCTTGAAGTGACGGCCACCGTCTTTTAGACGATCTACTTCTTCGCCCATAAAACCGATTGACAGTCCACGCACTAAGCCCTTTTTGATCTTGGCCCACGCAGCATCAAGATGTGGAAGAGCTGGGTCTTTCTCGATTTGAGCTTTGATCCAGATACCTTCCGATCTAACCTGTGCCTCAACGACATGCCCAACTGAATCGTCGCTGCCGTTCTTGCCGTGATCCATCAAGAACGGGATCGGCAACTTAAAGCGCGCTCCCTTCGGCTCAACAATGTCCCCTTGACGATCAGTCTCAGGTGTACTGGCAATACCCGTGATAACGCGCTGATCCTCGTCAATAGACTTGACGGTCAGCACTGACCATGAACGATTCATTTTTTACCTTCGGGATCGCTCGCCAGGATTGACATGACGAGCAGTGCGGCTGGGATTGCAACGAAAAATGGCGCTCCATCAAGAAGCGCCGCAAGCATGTAGACCGTGGCAGCGAGGGTCACCCCAAGCTGCCAGGCCCGAAACATCAAACTACGCGCGACACTCCGCGGGAGCGTATTTGCCGAGCAACGTGGCCGCTGCAGGAGCGCCAGCTTTGCCCGCTGCGTAGCACGTCCAGATGATCGGCGCGGGCGGCGGTGTACCGGCCACTAACGCTGCACCGTTCGAGGTCGGCACCAGCACCATCACATCGGCCGCAGCTGCGGAGACGCGGGTCGTGTACTGGATCGCGATCACGCCGCTTACGGTAGTAACTGCGATGTCCTGCACGTTGCGCGAGCCACCGATGGGATTGGTGCAAGTACCGGCTGCCGTGCAAGTCGTAGCAACACCCGTCCGCATTCCAGACGCCAAGCCACCGTTAGCGTCAGGCGTGCCGTTGGATGCGTTATCAGCAACCATCACCTTAGCTTCGGATGCCAAGGACAGGCCTTCTGTTACACGCGCTCGGATTACGTAATCCTGATAAGCAGGCAAAGCAATCGCCGCCAATATGGCGATGATTGCCACCACGATCATCAGTTCAATCAAAGTGAAGCCCTGCAATAACTTGCGTTGCATTGATTTAACTCCGTAAGGAAATGCGCCTCCGTGGCGCTGGTTATGTCTGTAGACGGCGCTGTGCCGCGCCTTCCGCACGTCCGACGCACAAAAAAATGGGCCACCCGAAGGCAGCCCAAATTCCATACGCGGAGTAAAGCTCGTTACACGAAATGCAGTGAGTAGTCGGGCGGTGCTGTTGCGGCGCTTGGCATCACGCCGAAAGCGTTCGCAAGAGCGGTCATGCCGTCGATTCGACCTCTCGCCTTTTCTTTGTCAAGTTTTCGCGCTCCCGACTGGCCGGTAACGACCGCGTTGCGGGAACACATATTCATAATCGGATGGTTGCCGTGTTTCAGTTCACCGTTCACGGCCTTGACTTCAAGTTCGCGCAGCGCTGGCGTCATACTCAGCGTGCCTTGTCCAAACTCGATGAACTTAGCGAGTTCTGCGTCGCTGAAGTTCGCTTTCACTAGCCACGGCCGTAGGAATCGCATCAAGGCACGGTCAAACCCCACGGCCTGAACGTCGGCAGCATCAAAAACACCTCGGAGGAATTCAGCTACAAACTCGTATTGAACCGCCCGCCCTGGCGTCGTTTGCAGATAACCTTCCTTCTCCCACAAGTCCCAAGGAACGTGATCGTGTTTCGCTTTCTGTGCAAGCCCTTCCTTCGGTAGCCAGAAGGTCGGATTAATGCTGAAATCTTCGGCGTCAACGGATAGCAAGGCCGTCAAGTCGTTGACCATTGCTAGGTCAAGACCCAGATAAATCCTGCGTCCCGCGATCGGCGTCGGCGGTGCTGAGTTTCTTTCCCAAACCGCCTTTGTCATGAACGGGTTTGAGGACTCGACCCGCTGATTCAGGCTCAACTGCCTAAACTCCGGCTCATTAGCCGGCATGGTCAAGGCGTTGCGTGACTCCATTTCCAAGTCCGAGATGGCCTTGAATATCCCCATCGCCGGGTTTGCCGCCGCCCAAGCCTTGCGGTCATCGAGTTCGCAATCCTCCGGCGCCGTGTAGACGTGGGAAACAATGCGTGGATCCGGGGATGTTTCCTGCGTATCCAGCCAGATCGAGAAAAGGTCGTGATCGGTAGGAGCCTGTGTAGAAATTGCAATGAGTAGCGGATTCTCGTAAGCGCCCTGTGCCGTCGTAATCGCGGAGATGAACTTGTCGCGCGGCCCTTCGACTTGCCCTACTTCGTCCAGAATCGCCAGTACCGGCGACAGTCCGTAAGCCGTTTTCCCTTCCGCCGACAGCGCTTTGTAATGAACGTTTTTCTTTAATCCGATCAACCGTTTACCGCTCGGCACAATCCGTACCTTCTTACTCAGAATCGGCGACAGATTAACCATCTGTTCGGCGAGCTCGAACAACAATCCAGCTTGGTCGCGCGACTGTGCGCCGCTGACGATCTGCGTGTTCTGCTTAGCTTCCGGGCCGGCTATGTGCGCTAGCAGCAAAGCGGCAATCAGCGCGGTCTTTCCGTTCTTTCTGGCAAGCGACAGGTAGGCGCGGCGGGTAACGAACGGATTATCGTAAACGTCGCGGATAAACCGCTTCTGGAACTCCTCCAGAATCAACGGCTTACCGACTTTATCGCCGGACGGGATCAGGCAGTATTTCTCGATGAACGCGATGACGTCATCGGCACGGGTAGGCTTCACGCTAACAGGCGGTCGTCCTCGCTATCGACCGATTCTGCCGCGAGGCTTTCCGCTTGCCGCTCGAGCCGGCGCCGCTCCGCAGCATTGGCCGCGTTGCCTACACCACCCAGACGCAACGTCCGGAGCAAGGCCATCTCGCGCTTGCACAACAATTCGACCACGCTCAGGCGAGGGCTAACGACGTCCTGCTTTTGTCCACCTATCCCTATCGTCCCCTCGGTTTCAAGTAGGGCTGACTCAGTTTCAATATCGGCTTGAGTCCTAGCTAACTGTGCAGCTACCACCAGGTCAACCTCGGTCCAGTCATCGCGCGCCCGCTGGCGAATGATCGCGTCCCAAAACGGCATATCCCACGGTCGCAGCTTCACATGCGCCGGAGGCTCGGGCGGACCCTTCACGACATCCTCCATCAGCTTGATGGTCTGCTCGATCGAGTCAGTACGTGGGCGGCGCGGTCTTTTCACTGGGAGTCGAAAATAGGGTTAAAAAAGAGG